CTTCTCAGCTTCTGCATAACTAGATGCCGAGTATACATAATACTCTTCGTCTGTTGAAACGTCTAAAAATATATCATCATTAAGACCTAACTCTGTTTCAGAAACAACGTCAACAACGGTAGACGACTTGAATGTAGTTGAATTTACTACAATGTCTCCTACAGATACACCATCAGCAATAAATGTTGCATTGGTATCAATAAGTGAAAATGCCTGCAACGTATCGTTTACGCCTGAAGCCAATTGACTTGTATAAGCAATCACCCTATTAATCATATAGGAAGTGTTACCTACAGTAGTAATAGATGGGTAGTAAAAATTATTGGTTGCAACGTTTGCCGCTGTAAATTTTGGTATAATAAAATCGCTCGTTAAAAATCCCTCTAATACCTCAGCCAATGGTTTCTTTACATCAGCATACTCAGAGCCTGAAGAGCGCATATTCTCAGCGTTTGTAGTCTTATTGTATGTGGTAAAATACGATTCGTAAATTTCCATCTGAGCGTTAGCCGCCATCAAATTGAAGTCAGACGGAGACACATAACCATAATTATTTTTATTAAGTATGGCTAATACTGAATTTCTTACTTCATTTATCATTTATCGATTTTTTTACAAATATACAAAAAAAAGAGGGCACAATTAAGTGCCCCCTTCTAACCATTAATCCAAAAAAAACTATGCTAACGTTGTCTCTAACATTTTTAGCGAATCAATACCTTCATCGCTTTTCAAGAAGTACGCTACTGTATCATATGGCTCCTCGCCAAAAGGAACAGACAGCATCTTCTTTTTATTCGTTGCTGTGTTAAACCACACTTCCTTATCACCGTTACGCAAAACTAATAATTTTTGTTCAAAGAACAAATGGATTTTTGCTTGGAACTTAAGGTCCGGGTCATTTAATATGTTTAAAAACTCTTTTGGCTCATTTTTAGCGAAAACCAAAATGTCTCTTCTTAATTCCGATGTTGTAATCGTTGAAGGGTCTTTGCCAAACATAACTCTTGTAAGAGTTTCTATTTGCTCAACACTTAGTTGACGAGCCTCAATCAATGCATCAGCTTCATAATTCAAGTCCTCTAATTCTGCAGCAGCATCTTTCTCTTTGTCAACCTCTGTAAAAATAGCTCCGTTAAAAGGATGATAGTGTAAAAATAACTGAAGCACAGGATTGGTCTTAGGCACAGAAAGGAATCCATCTTCAAAGATGATGGGCTCTATAATTGCATTTCCATCCTGTTCGTCTTCAAATGGGGACTGTTGATTTACTGAATACCTGAGAGGTCTGTTGATGTTGTTTACTTCGTCATACCAAAGCAATGGGAACCTAGGATGGTTTCTTGATGGTAAAACGTAAGATAACGGAGCGCCATTTAAAAGTCTGTAAACTTTGTTGGAAGGCGTAACTGTCTTAACAGCTTTTGCTTTTTCATTTGCCATTTTATAAAATTTGATTTGATTTTAAAAGATAAAAAGAGAGTGTCATTAAAGACACTCTCTATATTGTTACTTCAATTATCCATAACGGAACAACAAGAAGTTGTTTGCACCAAGCGTACATACGCAACGCTCAGAAAGGAAGTTAACCTCCATTGCATCCAAGTCACTTGTTTGAGCACCACCGGCAGAACCTGTAATCCAAGTCTTGTAGCGTCTGTCTTCGGCTTCAGAAGCACGATAGCGAACGTGTAAGAAAGGACGCTTAGCGTTCTTGCCCATGATTTGGTCGTACACAGAGGTAGAACCTGCAGGAACAAGTAAACCGGTAATAGTACCTGTTGCAGTAGCAGCAGTAGCACTAAGACCACCACGCATGGTTGGGTCGTTCAAATACTTCCAATCAGATTTGTAGAAATCATAACCTCTACGGAAACCTGTGAAGCCTAAGTTCAACGCCATGTTGATGTCGTTGTCAAACAGACCATAAGACGCAGAGTTAGACGCACCTGAAACAGCGTAGCCGTTTAATGTAGCCAACATATTGTCTATGTCAAAGCTCAAACCACGATTTACAAACACAACGTTCTCTTCGATAGCACCTTGCTTGTCCAAGCGAGAAACGATAGAATCCCAATCGCTCAACGCTGTAGGAGTACCACCACCCCAAACGTTACCACGGTCGTTAACAACGTAGAAGATACCTTCAGACCCCTTAAAGCCTGCAGCCAATGCTCCTGAACTTGCAGCAGCAGGAACAGCTTCAATCATTGCGGTTTCCAAGTAATCTTCAAAACGAAGACGAGTCTCATGCTCAGACTTCAAGTACCATAAGTACCCTGTAGCGCCATTCTCGGTAGTAACTTCAACCCAACCAATTTGAGCCATGTCAGAACCATTAACAGCATACTTGTCTTTGATGATGATTGGAGAGTTTGAGAAGAAACTATCTTCTGCTTCCAAAGAACCAACCATTCCGTTAGTACCTTTTTTAAACTCAGAACCGTAAATGAATACAGTACAAGCAGTAGATACAGCGAAAGACTGACCTGCAGTCTCGTAGTAAGCTACTGTGAAAGTTGTTGCAGTTGGAACTGCAGTAACGATTCCTTTGTTGAAAACGCCTGAAGCATTGTTCTGAATCATAACAGTCTGTCCTACACGAACAGCGATGTATGTTACTCCTGTATCAGCAACAGTAAGTGTTGCAGTAGCTGAGTTGATAGCAGCTCCTGATGTTACACTTGTGTATTTGATGTGTAAACGACCTTGTTCTGCCCATTTTACTTGGTCAGAATTTGAAGGAAGTTCTGCTCCAACCATACGTAGGAAGGAAGCTACAGTACGATTACCGTAACGCTCAAATTCTTTCTCATAAGTATCAGGAAGATACTGATTCAAGAAGTTGAAGTTGGTAATGTAATTTGTTTGTAACGCCACCTGTTCTGCTGCCGGTTGCAGCGCAAAGGTAGGGCTACCTAATAATGCACTTGCCATTTTTTTTAATTTTTAAATGTTTTTAAATACGTTTTATACTCCTTATTCTTAAGCCTTTACCCGAATCCGGGTTAATTGCTTTTACTTGCATGCCGTCCGTACTCTTCGCTACTTCTGTGGCTCTTCTCTCAGACATATTGATGTTCTTTATGTTCTTCATCGTGCCTTCGGTAGCGTCTGCTTGTCCTTGTTCATAAAAGAACTTTGCAAACTTTTCGGGATTCATTGCAATAGACAAAGACCTATGATAGCCTGCTGCATCTTTCATTAAGCCTGACTCATCCAAAAACTTATTAATAAAGTTCTGTGGTGTAGACTGACTCTTTTTTAACTCAGCGGCATCTCCGGGATTAAACGTAATTTTCTTGCTATTGACATCAAACTCAAAACCTTTGAATCCTTTGTCAAAAACTTCACTTGTCTTTTGGTCAAACCATTGACGCTTACGATTGTTCTCCTCCTCTATTGTCCTTGCCTGTTTTGTATACTCACGAAACGTTTGAAACTCTTCTTCCTCATCTTTGGAAAGTCCTACCTTACTTGACTCAAGGGGTAGTTTGTACTTTTCTTTTTGAGAATTGAAGTATTTCTTCGCTTCATTTATAACCTTTTTTCTTTCGATTTTGATTTTCTTGATTTTAGACTCATCATCGATGTCTTCATCGTAATTGTAGTCTTCCATCAAGTTCTCAATATCTTCTTTGTCAAGACCCTCCTGAGTGGCAATCAAATATTCTTTTACAAGCTCCTCAGAATCCATGGTGTCGAAGTCTTTCTTTAACTTCACAAAGTCATCAAAACCTCGCCCTGTCTCTTTTTTATACTTCAAGAAAGACGCAACGTCTTCAGGAAGCTCCTCAGTATCTCTTCTCTCAGCCATCAACTCGTCAAACGAATTGATTTGCTTATTGTATCTTTTACCAATATAAGAAAGAACATCTTCTTCTCTTAGCTCCTCTGCAGTAGGAACTTCATCTACCACAACAGTTTCAATCTCTTCGCCAACCGTCTGAGGATTTAATTCATTTTCATGTCTTTCAAGTAGCTCTTGCTCTATCTGTGCTACTCCCTTCTCTTCATTTCCGTCTAATAATCTAACTTTAATGTCCATTTGATTTGATTTTAATTATACAAAAATAGATGATTTATATGATATTTTTAACGAGGCTCAAACTCAGCCATATCGAAGCCGTCTAAGCTATCTTCGTTAGACTCAAAGTTCAAAGGTGGCAAGTTGTTCTTTCGCTGATTAATTAATTTTGATTGCTCTGAATTTTGCTGACTAATTCTTTTGGCTTTAGAGTCTTCTTTCATTTGTTCTCTTTGAGATGCAGTCCCATTGTTCATATCAGCTAATTGAAGGTTGTATTGGAACTCTTTGTCCATCAACATAATCTTTAAATCAGCCTCTTGCTGTAGTCTCTGAATGTCCATTTGACCCTGCATCTGTATTACTTGCATTTTAGTCTGAGCCTCACTTTGCAATTTCTGCATAGCAACTTGACCTGCCATCTCTTGAGATTTTAGCTGCTGCTGAGACATCATCGCCTGCTTCTGCATCTCCATCTTCTCCTCTCTCTCTTCCTTCTTAACCCTCTTGAGCTTGAGCAACTGATTGGCAATCTTCAGGTTTCTTATCTCACGAATGTCAATAGCATCCTCAAGATTAATGTCACCCTTAGACAAAGCCATTTGGATATTACCCTCAAGCTGAGCCTTCTGCTCTTCGTCAGGTGCAACCTCTATAAAAATACCAAAGTCATACAAGTACAGCTCAGCTATTTCCTCCAAAATACCAACGTTGTACTTTCCGATTTGGTTTATAAACTCTTCTTTGAAGTCTGCATACTCTAAAATATCAGAGATTCTATAAGTTATAGCCTCCGCTAAGGTCTTGTATATAAACAATCCACTCTCAAGGATGTGCCTTGTTGCTGTGTTTGAGTTTAATGCTGCTAACTTCTGAACACCAACCAATGAGTTAGGGTCAGGAGTAGAGCCATCACGAGCCTCATTCAGTCCGGTAACAGACCGAATCATGTCCAAGTAGTGGTTGTAATTAGCAAGCAACATCTGAGTCTTAGCGGTTCCGGAGTTGGACGTAAGCTGAGTAATTGGAACCTTTGCATTATTAAAGTCACCATCACTCGTAAGACTTCTTCCTATTACACTACCCGTTTGAAAATACAATCTTAAAGCATCTTCAGGATTGTACGCATTCCCGGTGCCCAAGTCAACCTCATTAAGACCATCTGCATCGATAAAAACACCATCAGGGACTATCCTGTTGATTACTTGCTGTAGCTTCAGATGCGTCATCTGTATAAGGTCAGCAAAAGGTATCATCCTTCTAAGCAATGACTCTATAACGCCTTTGTACATCCTTGGTGCACAAGCTACATAGTTTGGTATAGCGTACTGACTTGCTGATTTAGGACGTACCATATTCTCAGAAAGCTCCCACTTCAACAAGATATTGGTACCCATCACCATGATACCCTCATACCAAACGTCAATAGTCTTCTCTATCTTCTCAAAATTACCTTCTTCCATCATCTCCGCAGGAGGATTGAAAGTATCGTCTTTTTGAATTACCCTAACGCCACCGTTTTCAAGAACCTTCTTTTTGTAAACAACCTTCTTGGTTGTCTTATAATTGAAGTACATCAATGTGCATGTGTCTCTATAGAACATGTCATTTTGATAAAGCTGAGCAACGTTGTAGTAATCATACCAAGCCTGACTATACTGAGATATTTCGTTTACATCTTCAGAAGTTAACTTAGGGTCTATTTTATACAGCTCCGTTAAAGGCAATGTCTTAATCTCACCCCAATAGAAACAATCCCTAAAATAAGGGTCTTCTGTGTAGCTGTAAACAACGTTTGCAGGGTCTACATACGAAATCTTAACCCCTGCTCCGGGAAGAAACTCGTGCTTAGCTACGGCAATACCAACAACAGTAGAGTCGTAGTCTAGCCTTTTTCTTATTTCGTCATACTTATTTGTATCAAAAATTGTATTTATCGCCTCTTCCTCCGCAATCTCTATCGATGTTTTGTATGCAATTTGCATGTGCAACTGTAGCTCCTCGTCATTAGATGGAAGCTTTTCAGGAGCCATCATAAATGGGTCTACTCCTGCCTTCTCCTGTATCTTCTGCAGTATCTCTTTTCCTGCCATCTGAGTCTCAACCATGCTTTGATACTCGTTCCTTCTGCCTTGAGAAATAGCGTCTTGAGAATAAGCCTTTACTTTGAATAAACGCTCAGACATTCCGTTAACAACAATGTCGATAAATTTTGGCAATATAGGGACAATGGTCCAATCAAGGTTTAAATAAGACAAATCACCATCAACCGCTAATTCGTTTTTATATTTCTTTGTAGACTGCTCACCTCTTGCGTATAACCTAAGCCTATGAAATTCTCTCCATTGACCATAATACCTACAGCTAACCCCGTCTTTTTTGAACCATTCGTACTGAATGGCTTGACCAACTTGCAAGCCATAAGAATCAGAAGATTTTTCTGCATCTGTAGCCATTTGAGTAGGAAATACTGAAGATGTTATATCTATTGTTAAATTTTTCATCGTATTAATTCACTTAAGTTGCCGTCTTGTTTATACCTAGCAAAGCTAACACTAATTTTTGACTCTTTTTTTTCAGGAACGTACATATGCTTCTGATTTGCCATGATTGCTAACCCTGAACTTATCGAGGCATCAAACTTCGTTCTATCGTTAATGTCAAACTTTGCCCAATTCTCTAAAGTCCTTGTAAAAGGCATTGTTCCCATCATGTCAGATTCTCTATACTTAGCCTCCATGTCAAAGCCAACATACTGCTCAACATAGCTCTCAATGGCAGCAGCATGCGACTGCTTTACGTCTTCTGACGAGTTTGGTATACCGCCAAGCTCCTTCTCTGTTTTTGACAGCTTTGAAAATGCCTTGTCAGGTCTGTTCAATGAAAATCCACGGTAGCCTCTGTTCTTAAAATGGTATAGCAACCTTGACCTGTTATTCTCAATCAATATTGGCATCCCAAAAAAGACACATGCCATAAGCACTTCCTCAAAAAATATCTCTGCTGTTTGTGGTCTAGCAACATACTCTAAGAAGAACTCATTAATAGGTGCCTCATCCATGTGAAATTTTGTAAGACCATGGAGCGCACCGTTTGAGCCTCTACCATCGACCACTGCAGATATATCGTATGGGTCACAGCCAAATGAGCCTAGGTGCTCATTGCCCGGGTACTTTATACCTCCCCTTGTGTGAATGTTATTCTGCATGTGTTTCGGAGGAAACCAACTAACAAAGAACCTTCCACTTTTATTTGGAGACCAAACTACAGACGTGTCTTTTACACCATCCTTCCATTGGAAAGACCCCTGCACAATAAAGTGCTCCTTAATCATGCTGTCATTGTAGTCAATCTGCTGATATATCTTGGTAAGATTGAATAGCGCCTGTTTGCTTTCGTCCCTAAATGCATGAGACTCTGTTCTCGGAAACTGACGATAAAATTCATTCAATGCATCTGCATCACTTTTTAAGGAGTCAACCTCAGCCTCCCAATAGTCAATTGCACCATTTGATACCCACCCGTTGTCAATCCCACGTATCTTTTCTTTTGGCTTTCTAAGAACAGGCACACCGTACCTATCGATAAACCCTTCCATGTTCCACTCCATGGGAATAAAAAGAGAATACAGTCCGCTTTTCGTCTGACCGTTTGCATTCCTTCTAGACACAAGAGAGTCCTCGTAAATATCCTTGAAATTTTGACCGCCTTTAGACAAGGCATTTGACGTAGAGCCCATCATACACTTTCCTATAATCCTGCTACCCAAGCGCAAACAAGTCTTCGTAACCCTCCAATTCTCCTTGATGTTTACCGGCTTGGTCCACTTACCACTCTCGTCATGTGCTAGGAACAACAACTTCTCTCCATCATATGAATTGTCGTCTGTATTCTTCCAATCTATCGTTGTGTCTAGACCATCTATCTCATCGGTCTGTATGTCGTACATGTTCTTCTTGGTAATCTTGGATGCCGGCAGACGGAACGCTAACTCTGTCTTCGGCTTATCCATACCATCCATAACAGGCTTAAAGAAGAAAGGAAGACGACTATTGATTGGAACAACCTTATCTGTAAACATTTTTTTGGCATCGGGACCTGTTTTTGAGAGTATGCCAATCCTAGCATCCCTAGCAAGGGTGCCTATATTAACGCACTCAGAAGAAGCCATAAACGAAAAGCCCGAGCGCCTTATCTTAAGGTATATTAGCCCAAAGCACCTATAGTCAGCCCTGCACGCTTCCCAAAAGATATAAAAGATTCTATTTGCCTCACGGAAGTCAGGATAGCCAATATCTATACTTGACCACTGCAGGTACATCCAATGGGACCCTGTTATGTAGGTAGGCACACCATTGTTCATAAACCAAACGCCATGTTCTCTGTTCTCGAACTGCTGTTCTATATAATCAATCCAACGATCTTTAAACTGAGATGGCATTTCGTTCCAATGAAATATAGACTGAATCCTTACCAAATCCTTACTTAGCTCTTCTCTTTCCCAATATTGCTCAGCTTTGGAGGCGTTTCTTTGAGGGCACTTTTCGGGAGTTGCAGGCAAAGCAATCACAACACCCGATATGGTTACTATCTTGCCTATCTGTCCGGTCTTAGAAATAACAACCATGTCATACTTCTCGTCATAGCCATATTCCCAAGACTTACCTTTATTCTTTCTAGACAAGGCAGCTTGTGGTATATAGTCTACTAACTCTCGGTATAAGTCGCTATCTAGACCTTCTTTCCGCAAACCCTTGCTTTGAGTCTGTTTTGCTTTCTCCTTTATCAATGGCGTCTATATTTTCTCGTTCTTGTTCAATCCTGCTCAAAATTTCAAATGCATCAAAGATTGCCAATTTTTTTGTGGCTGCAGCATTCTTTAACTTGTCGGCAGACAGATCTTCTTCGTCCTCACCATGCTTTAAAATTGACTCTTCGGCAACCTTAATCAGCTCGTCAACTGCACGATGACCTGCCGCTATTATTCTAAGCTTTGTCTCCTTGCTCATTATTTTTTTTTAAAAATATAACTTGAATAAGTCTTGCATCATCATCTTCTCCAAAATTTTCAAATATATTTCTCGAATGCAATAGATTAGACTCAAATGCAACTAAGCGATTAAACTTAGCATACACCTTGCATACAGGAAGTTCTTCGTCATCGTATATTGTAGTTCCGTCTTCTTTAGGATGCGTTTCATTAAGGTAGAGTATGCAGGTTATATCTCCCATCATATCATCCTTATGTATAAAGTTTGGCTCAATCTGACCCAATGGAGACTTTCTAACAAAATTATATCCGATAGAATATTCAGGGAACAATCTTAATACCAAATCAGCCATCTCGTCATCTTGTCTTGCTTGTATGTTTTTAAAAACCCTGTCTCCATCAGGAAAATCTATAAACTCCCCAATAAGAACATTGGCAGCATATTTACTAGGGTTTGACAATGCATCGTCTATTGTAAATAAAATCATAGCTTCATTGTTATTTGATGGTCGTATATTCTGTACAATTTCTGCTCGTCAACCGTAAACTCATACTCGCTGTCCGGTGTAAAGCAAACTTTATCACCAATGTTTATGCCCTTGCTTATAAGGTACTCGTTTGGATATACCATGGTGCCCATTAATGGCTCCTCGCTAAATGGCTTCTTTATATAGCAGTCAATCGCAGGCAATGGCTTCACAAAACAATACCTGTCATAAGCGTTCCATGTGGAACCCTTCTTATACAAAAAGAACTGCTCGGTCTCGATAAAGAACAGGTCATCCTTGAAGAA